AAAAAGGAAAAGCAACTAGATCAATAGCAGTTCCGCAACTGCATCTTTGGCTAATGTTCAACAAATTCATGGGCTGGATTTATGAATATTTCAGCAATGGTAAACATCCTTTCGCGTACGGACATACTCCTAACGAGGGTTTTTTTACCGATCTATTCTACCAGTTTAACTTAGACGAAGAAACTTTCTCAATTGATTTTAAAAAAATGGATTCTCGAATGAACCATGTTTTTGTGACATTTCTCGAAAACTATATAATCACTCAAACTAACTTTCCAAAGGAAAGATTAGACGTAATCACCTGGATACATGATGTTTCTTTTTTTGAGAAACAAGTAATGGACCCCAGAGGAAATGTGGTAACATTCACTAATGGAGAGATGTCTGGTTTTCCAGGCACAATCCTCTATAATTCATTCTATGCTTTATACTTAATCGTAATTTCACAAATAGTACATATGGAAATTACCGAGCAAAACACATTGGAACTCATCCCTCTAGCAATTTTAGGGGATGACATAGCTTTCCAACAACTAGATTTAGAAATAGTCAAACAATGTGCTACACTTCTAGGGCACGATTTATACATTCAAAGAGGAAGTCTCATAAATGATGTCACTTTCCTATCATATAAGTTTGATTATCACAATGGTTACTTAAGACCATATTACGCAAATGACGATAAAATGTTTGCAGCATTCCGTTTCTATAAGGATGAAATTACTTATTTCCAGAAACTTGCATCATTTCACTCACTATTAGCATTTGCACCAGATGACTCGGAAGAAGCATACTGGAGAGATGAAATTGAAAAAATCTTACTATGGCTAATTAAAACTGATTCACAAAATATATATTCAGCAGTAAGAGCTTCATTTAAACCAACACAAGTTTGGAGAAACCTTAGACAATTCTATTCACCAGCAATTCTGGGAATTAATGAATGGGCAATTCTTAATGATTAAATTATTATTTAATTCAAAATTTCAATGGAAGGAAGGTGGATGAAATTAAGAATATACCTCGATGCCACAAACAGGAAAAAGATCCCCAAACAAGAAAGCGAAAACATCGCTAACACAAGTAAAAGGTGTTAATCAGAATCCCCCCAGGAGAAATTCTGGGATGAAACCGCCTATGCCTAAGCAAAAATTGGTCAAAAATCCAAGAGTGTATAAACAATATACTCAAGAATTCATTGATTTAAACAACTATTCTAAAGCAGTTGAACAAGAGCTATTAAACACGTTAGTTCCAGAACGCGCCGCTCAGGGACCATCAATTGGTTCCGGATTAAGTGGTGCTACAAAAATTTCAACTCAAATTGACCTTCAACACAATTCAGGAAATGATGGTGCACTTTTCTTCACTAATAATCCAAGAGTTCCGTTGTTACAATTGTTACAACATGGAACAGAAAAATTCTTAACTCCCGACCACACGTGTGGTGGACCATGTCAACAAGATATCCTACAATCACTTGGATCGGATATTTATTATGACTCTGAAGTTATGATACCGATTGCTCAAGAAAATTCAAATCAATTCAAAACACGAAGCAATACCGGTTGGGTTGACAAATGTTTAGTTGTAAAATGTGAC